CTTGCCCGTAGTCGGCGCTCTTGAGATAACATCCATACAGCTCCCAGGTTTCTAATACAATAGGAGCAGCACCACCATTACCACCATCCAGCACTTCAAAACGTGTGAGGAACTTGTAATCGATGCCGGACGCAGCCGATGCCATTTCTAAAAAGTCCATCTGTTTCTGTAGTTGTTCACCAACCAACCGGCTAACTGCATTTGATGCATCGTCACGTAGGTTGCATGTGACATCGGCCCAGTGGTATTTGCCAGCCAGTTTAAGTTCACTGTTGTAGATTGGAATAGTAATATCGTCAAAGTTCGCTGTAGGGCGCTTGAAGTCTATCACCTGTTTGGTCAATTCTGTTCGGGGTGTGCTCACTCCGAAGTTTTCAAATATCACTCTAAAGCGATAGCTGAGTTTGGGCATGAGCAAGCCTTGGTTGCCCGCGCTTTGATCGCTTGCCAAGGGCACTGTCATTCTTGTTAATGATGCAACGGCCATATTTGTAATCTCCTATGCATTTATTTACCTCGATTGAGGCCAAAAGAAAAGGGGTGTTTCCACCCCTTTTTCTGCTCTAACGGTGCCGTTAGATGCTGGTCTGTGTGGCACTTGCTGAATTGGCAATAGCACCTGTGTTCTTGAGACGCAATGGAATGTAGATAAATTCTACGGCCTTCACAGGTTCGATCGCGATATCAACCCACAACTCATTAGCATCGATTCTGGCGGGTGTGTTGTTAGAATCATCACATACCACCAAGAAGTCATAGATACCACGCTTGGCCACAAGATCAATACACAATCCATTCACAGCATTGCTGATTTCATTTCTAGTGATCTGATCATTGGGTTCAAACAGGTATTGTTTGCCAATTTCTTCCAATCTGCCACGCATGAACGAAACCAGTCGTGCTACATTGATACGATCCAGTGCCGAAGTCTGTCCATAGATGGTTTTGTTACCAAAGTTTGTGATACCCACACCTGGAATAAATGTGATTGGATTGATTTTATTCAAATATTCAACATCACGCAAACCTTGATTATTACCAATAGTAGTAAATTCACCTGTAGCGGCATTGATGTAACCAATTCTAGCAGCATTGTCAATCACACCGCGGCGTGTGCCAGCCGGTGCCAACCATGGATAACTTACTGAATCACTGCGGATTATGGTACGAACCATCATGTGACTTGGTGCAGTAACCACTGTGCTTCCGCCAAGATCTGTGGTCTGGCAACTTGGGTAGAACACAGCAGCATATGCTGAACTGGTTGTGAGTCCATCACCTGCAAACAATCCTGTCCCGGCGCCTGTTCCACCATTGTCTGTGGCCCAGGCCACAAGGTCGTTACCATTTGGCCCTAAACGCATAGGCGTGTCTCCCACAACAAACAATGTATTATTGCGTTCATTGCTGAGTGCTATCATATTGGGAATCAATTCAGGATATGCAGTACAGGCCGCTAGATTGAATTGGGCTTGTTCTTCACGCACTGTGATGCTGGTATCAATACCTGATTTTAGCGCGGCAACAATCAGGGCACGTTGAGCAAAACGACCCATGTTTGGCGCACCAGTTGCTCTGTTGCCAGATGCAGTGACCCATGAATTGGTCTCTAACAGATCCCAGTACGAAGTCTGTGTAGCAGGATTTTGATTAGAACCAGCTTGTATAGCCACATACAATACTGCGTTATACAACACCTGATCACCCACGGCATAGGTGGTGGCACTGTTCCAGGTGTCATAGCTGAAGTCAGCAGCGTTAAAGTAATCAACCTGGAAGCTCTTTACATTGAATCCTGAACGGCGTGTGTTGAACAACAGCATGCCGGCCGGATATTGAGTGTAGTCTGGTGCATCCGCATCCAAATAATCACTTGTGAGCAATGATGTGATACTGGGCAAATCGCCTGTGATGGGATTTACTGTGCCTGTGGTGCTCCAACGAGCATCTGTAAACAGCACACCATTGGATGTTTGTTGATCTGTGTTGTCAATCAACACCCACTGATTGACACCATCCACTTGTTGCCAACGCTTGATCACTGGATAGATTTCAAGATCGCTGGTGTCAATCCAAAGGTCACCGTACACCAATGGGGTACCATCGGTCTGTGTGGTAGGTGCTGTGGTAGAAATAATTGGCCCAGTAGGATTGGTGCCAGACAGATTATAACCGCGTGTGTCATTGGTTTCATTCTGGTATCCTACCCATCCTGATCCACCCTGAATCATGATATCTACCTGGCTGGTGGTTGAATAGTACCAATATCTTCCATCTGCTGGATCTTGATTTGGTGCTACAGCACTGGCTGTGTACACCAATGGAATCCATCCACTGAGTTGCAAGAAAGCATTTTGATTGTCGTCTACGATGTTGCGGCAACCTGTGGTGCTGGTAGAGAATCCAGCAGCACCCACGGCAGTGCCCGAGCCAACATTTTGCAACAGGATAACGCCGCCGATGCTTTGCGTTAACACGATGGCACCAGTGCTGTCCACAGTGGCAACCACATTCAGCAAACCTGCAGAACTCACCGCAGTAATAAATGCCGCTGCATCGGTACCGTTAACTGTGACAGTAACTGTGCTACTCAGCGAGGTAGAGTTTGCCAGGCTAGTGGTAATGGTAAATTGATTACCATTGGTGAATGTAGGTGTGCTGGTGCTGCCGGTGACCACTGTGGCACCTGCTGGACTGCGTTCAAACACCTGCAGGGTGTAGGTGCTGTTGTAGGGCAAATCGTTTTGGATTTCTGTCCAGTATGTAGTTGCAGTAACCGGATTCTGATTTGTTCCGTTCTGTATAGAAATGTATGTTAGAGTGTTATATAACACTCGATCACCAACCACATATGCTGTGCTACTACTCCATGCAGATACCCCACTTGCAGCAGGATCCACATTGTATTGTGTATAGGTTGTGCCAGCCGGAATGTTCTTACCACCGCCTGTGGCATCTAGTGTGGCATTGGCATTCCAGTCATTTTGGTATACCGGTGCTGCCTGGGTAACCCATACACCCAGTGCGGTGCTGTATTTTTCCACAATCATGGCAGTACCAAGATTTTGTGCAGTGGTCTTATTCCACACACTGCCTGTTGGGCGTGGTGTGGTGTCGGTGGTTCTCCAACGTGGAAACACATAATTTGGGCTTTGTTGCAGACCAGGTGCATAGTATGTGACCTCTGCAGTAAGACCCAATGTGGTCAACAATCCGGATGTTGATCCAACGGAACTGATACGGATCAACCCATCATCTTGTGTTGAACCATCTGATGTGGCCTGGCTGTCTGCAAACAAGCAAAGTTTGTTGTCGATCACAGCAGAATACACACCAGTGATATTGGCACTGTTGATAGCCCCGCTGAGTCCTTGAACGGTGTTGTTGATCGACGCAGGAACTGCTACCGAGGTACCATTGATCACAACGGTATTACCGGCGGTGAGTGTTGTGGTCACTGCATTAGCACCTTGTACAGCAGGGTAACTCAATTTCCAATCATCGCTCCCGACCAAGACCCAAGTGTTGAATAAGTCGCTGAGAGTGGTAGAATTGCCTGTGGCTGCTGCCACTGTACCGTTTTTGTAATAAACTGGGTTGGCTGTGTTAGTAGCCACCACTGTATAATCGCCAATTGCACCGTAATCTTGCAATGGTACACCATTGCTGAGTTCCGCTGTGCTGGTGATCACACTAGGTACCATGTTGCTGAATGCACCAGTGGTTTGATTCCATTCAAAGATACCCCACTGAGTTGTGGCGGTGTTTAACCAATATGTGCCATTATCTGGCTCACCTGTGGGTCGCACCAAGGTAGCGGTGAGTTCTGTGAGATCGATATCAACACGCTGTACATACGCACGATTGGTAACACCCAACGCTGAATAAGCAGCCAACAAGCCGTATTCGTTAAGTTCGTAACCATTGATGGGTGTGCCTGCTGTGGTCTTGTAGAAGAATGGATTGCCAAATGTGGCTGCAAGATCGCGCTGACTGGTGATCAGATACAGACGATTTGCGGTGACTGCTAAAGTTCCTGCTGCTACACCTACTCCGGTACCCGATACTTTGTTCTGTGCTGTGGCAATTAAAAAATAAGGTACTGAATTTGTGGCTGCTGGAAGGTATTGACTTTCGTCAATGACTGTGACTTGGACTCCGGGTGATACTAGTGCCATGTTGGCTCCTTTAAAAACTGTTACAGATATTTATCGGATGCCTTCAAAACCAGGGGTGTTGCGATGCCCTTTGCAAAGGTTTACAGGCTAAATACTGTATGAGACCCATGTGTACCGCCTGCAATCAACGCCTAGTGGCTGTAAACTATTGTCGAGACGATGTCACGCACTATCGAGCCAGATGCGATCATTGCATCCGGCGAAACAAGAAGATCAGGCCGCCGGAAGCACTATGGAAGAAAGCAGGGTACAAGAAAAAACCCACATGCGATCGCTGTGGGTTCCGGCCTAGATACGCTAGTCAAACGCTGGTATATCATATGGACAGCAACATGCGGAATATTTCCCTGAACAATCTCAGAACCGTGTGCTTGAATTGTGTGGAGGAAGTCAGGCGGCTAGACGTTCCTTGGGTACCAAATCCGTTGCAAGCAGACCGCTGAGTTGGCTGTATAAGTCGTCCACTGTGTAATTGTTTTCCACAACATTATCAAATCGAGTGCCTGCCCAAGAGTATTCACTGGCATGCACACCTTCTGTATCTAACCAACGCTGTGCTGCTTCATCGCCATGATTGGCCTTGGCTGCGATATCATACCAATGCGGGACGATTCCGCGCTGGACCCAAATCACACGCCCACCGATATTCTTGATTGCAGCCACTTCATTGCGGAATCTACAATCAGAAATCACAATGTTGTCAGATCTTTGTCGCAGTTTGTTCTCCAAACTGGCAATCCAAATGTCTGTGTGGAAAGAATTTCTGCCCACTTCTGTACCCCAGTGCTGAAGAATCCAGCGTGGGGTCAAATGTGGCATGCCAAGTCTATCAGCCCACCAAGGGTCCACTTGTTCACGCCACTCTCGGGCGGATCGTGTGCGGCCCTCTAACAATTCTCGATCCCACCCAAAAACTGCTGCCACAGCATCTTTGAGTGTGGCGGCAAATGAATCACGACGAAAGCCGTGAAAGTTTACCAAATA